AAATATATATGACAGAGGAATACATTCTGCAATTAGAAGCCTATGATGAAGAGGAGGCAGCAGAAGAAGCTCAAAAGATGGTAGGTAACTTTCCGAAAGATTACTGCATAGGCGGCAGCATACAGGTAGAGAGGATAGACTAGCACATTGCCGCGCGGCAATCATTGCGGTGCATTGAGCAGAGCCGTGTTCAATGTACTGCATCAATGCACCACAATGAAAATGTTTTATATATAAATAACAATTAGGTTTGTAGTGCATTGAGCCGAGCAATGCTACATGGCAGAGCAATGTATGTCGCGCGACCATGTGTACAATGAGAATTTAAATACAATATTTTTTATTGACCGTCAACTGGCAGAGAGGAGAAATATTTTAAATGGATTCTCTCACCAACATAAACCAAGTAGGCAGGGACACAGTAGCAGTATTATCCTTGCCTGCATAGTCAGGACTAATAGAAGACAATAACACAACACACCTGATAGGTTGTCGGTCATATTTATATATTAGGACAGGCTGATTATGTGCAGCATTGGCAGCCTTGGTTGTTTGTTCCCACCAATCAGGCTTATAACCGCCATTTGAGCCTCTTGTGCAGGCGTAACGCTTACACTCGATAGTCCAACCCTCCAAGCCTATCAAGTCACCTCTGTCGGCCTTCCTATACTGTTCTAGGTCACGTTCAACTTTAATGCCTAGATGTTCATCAATAAGTTTTGCAACTTCTCTTTCAAAGGCCGCGCCTTTAGCTCTTCCGTTCGTCATGTTTTACAGCCATAGCATAACCGCCCTGGTCATGGTGATAGCTGTGAACAAACTCACGCTCAAACCATTCATGCCCAGGCAGATGCCCCTTCTTTATATAAATTACTTTAATGGATTTTGACGAGCCGAATACGCTCGTTGTCGTTTCTTGATTGGATGTATCCGAGCGTCTCACACAGCTCACAATCCATGTCAAATTCTTTTTCAATAATGATGTCATCAATGACAGCCGAGACAACATTAATGTACCAACCTTCACCATCACACTTCGGACACGTCACTCTGTTTGTTGGCCTGCGCCTGCCTATAAAAGTCATCGTGAGTCACCTGCCCTTGCGTCCAGAAATCAATAGCCAAGATTGTCTCAGGCCTTGGGAACCTGTTTCCTTTTATAATACGACAAACGCCAGCAGGTGACATCTTTATTTTACGAGCGAACTTAGCTTGGGATATACCCTCTTGTTTTAAATAGTCTATTAACTGCATGTTTTCACCTTTCTTCTAAGGGGGGAATAAAAAAAAGTTTTTCCCCCTTGTATTTTTTTTCTAACATAGTGTTGACAGAACGTAAAGTAATCATTACTGTAAAATTTATAGACAGACTGGAGAAGTTAGATAATGCAACGTGATATACCAGAATACAGAAAGTTTTTCGGGGCCTTACATAATTCTGCATCGGGAGCGACACAGCCACTTGATGAACATATACTCAAGCTAAAAATCAGAAAAGATTATGACGTTTACTTTCCGTTTGCAGCCAAGCCTAGAGCTGGACAGATAGTACAATTAGCCTGTGATTTACATCTTGGTCTTGATGGATACAGTCCCATACAAGGCCAGAAACAAGGCATCGATATAGACTTGGCTATTAGAAAAGCTATGACCGAGTTTATTACATACCAACCGCGTCAGTTTGATGGCGGTAAAGATGCAGAAGACTACCAAGAAATCAAGAACCATATACCACAGATGGTACATCATGCGGTGCAAGGCTTGCAGGAATACTATGATGGCTGTGAAATGGAAGGTGAGTTTCAGAGATGGCTAGAAGTAGATGGCATAGATGTGCCGACTATGCTCTTCCTAGACTTTGCAGGGGATGGCAAACAGCTAGATTTAAAGTGCAGTTTTCCGACTCGTAACCCACCGCGAAAGGACGGTACGAGGACTTGGCGTATTCCTAAACCAAAGACCGAACCAACTCAGCAGCAGATAATGCAGCAGGCGGTGTATTGGAAGGCCACTGGTTATACACCTGGATTGCTCTTTGTAACAGCAGACGGATATAATATCTGCACACAGGAAAACTGTCAGGCATTATCGTATGAAAATTTGGAGGTTGCGTATAGAGAGGTAGTCTCTCGATGGCGCATTATACAGAATTTGTTGAAGGCTGCCAACGGCTCATGGAAAAATCTTTTCGGGCTAGTCTACCCAGACTTTCAGCAGATAGGGGCATGGCATGGCCCTGAGATACTTAAAATTGCAAAACATGAATGGAGTTAGAGATGCAAGAACAAGTTTATTCAGCGTTAGACTTAGCTAAAGCGCTAAACATAAATAGGAATAGTGTTTATTATCAGGTAAAGAATGGCAGTCTGCCAAAGCCTAGTATGAAGCAAAGGACTAGGAAGAGAGGCCCACATACATATGTGTGGAAGCGCTCTGATTTAGAAAACAACCCTTACTTTAAGAAAGCTACTGTCCCAACTGTAGAAAGTTCGACATTTATGAGCAAAGCAAAAGAGATGCGAGAGGAACTTGGTCTATCTGAAATAAAAGACATGGTAACAGACAATGAGCTGCTTAGAGATGCTATTGAGATGCGCCTCGATAAGCTAGAAGAGAACATGAAGCTGCTAGAAAATATTGTTAATTTAATGAGTAAGAAGGAGAAGAAGTGGTGGCAGATTTAAAGGAAGCGATGGCAAAAGTTGCCGAGCTAAACAAATCGCATGGCGTTAAACAACGTGGCGGTAAAATGTACACGCAAGTTGTGCATAGAATGGAAGCCTTCAGACAGGTATTCGGTACTGAATTTGGGGTTGACACAACTGTACTTGTTGATGATGGTAATAAAGTCGTTATTAAAGCTATCATTACAAACTCAGATGGTATGGTAATTGGTTCTGGAATGGCAGAGGAAATACGAGGTCAAGGTCACGTTAATACTACATCTGCTTTAGAGAACGCAGAGACATCTGCAGTCGGCAGGGCATTAGCATCAATCGGACTAGCTGGCGGTGAGTATGCGTCTGCTAATGAGATGGAAGCTGTGCCACGCAAAGCAGAGGTAATGGCTAAGAAGGAGGACACAAAGCCAGTCAAGCAAATGGCTGAACAAATACAAGGAACTGATGACTTCGAGGCGGCCAAAGACAAAAGACTTTATGTAGAAATTAAAACTAAGTTAGAGGCTTGTATAAATGTTGCAGACGTTAATGCAATCTACATTAAGAACAAAGCATTTCTTGAATCACTAGCTAAGAGAGACCCGAAAAGGGCAAAGCATTTCAAGGATATGTTTTTAAACTACGAATCTAAATTTTATAAAGGAAATTAAAATGTCAGCAAGAGAATGGACAAAAGTAGCAACAATCAAGCTATGGAAAAACGATGATGGTGGTAAAGCAATAGCTAGTAACGCATCATTCAAGCCTTACAAAGATGGCGCAAACCAAGACATTACATTATATGGTGATGTAAAATACTATGCACGTCTATATGAAAACGATGATGGCACATATTCTGTAGCACTTACAGCACCAGCAGATGCCCTGCCTTCAGGCGGTGGCAGTAGCGGTGGCTTTGACATGAAAAGAGAAATGGCAAAGTCTGATGCAGAGCTGGTTGACGAGATTCCTTTCTAATTCAATAGGTAGGCTATCCTCCTATTGCTGCCCAGGGGTGTGGCAAATCGCGTCTTAATGCAGTAAGCGACACTGTTAAAGCCAAGCCTACCGAGCGCTTTTTCTCTCCGTTTTGAGCGCTTTTGTATTGGTAAATTAAGACAACCCCTACTAACTATGAGGTTAATATGCCGAAGCATGGTGAAGTCAGAGAAGATGGAAAGGTCTACTGGGGAACCAAAGGCAACGGCTACGAAGAATGGACAACAGTTGAAAGATTCAACAAAAGGAAGCAACAAAGAAGAGAGCGTACACAGAGAATAAAAAAATCAAGAAGGCGATGGCTTAACATGTATAAACAGGCAAAGGGATGTGAGATTTGTGGATACAATAAACATTCTAGCGCATTAGAGTTTGACCATCTGCCGCAGCACAAAAAGCATGAAGCTGTTAGCAAAATGATTGACTACAACCTCAAAAGACTATTCAGGGAAATAAGAAAATGCAGAATACTTTGCGTTTACTGCCACAGGATACACACCGATGAACAAAGAAGACTTACTAAAGGCAGCGCTTGATGCTGTAACTGTACGAGGCTCCGCCTATGGCGATGCCTATACAAACCACAAACGCATAGCAGACATATGGTCTGTGATATTACAAACAAAGGTACGTCCTGACCAGGTAGCGCCTATGATGATAGGTGTTAAACTAGCCAGACTTATAGAAACACCTGACCACGAGGACTCATATGTTGATATGGCTGGGTATGCAGCGACTGGCTCACAAGTCAAAGATGCTGAAAAGCTGTTAGAGAATGGTTAAGAAGAAAGGCCTCAGTAGTCGTGAGTTAGCTATGCGCAAGATTACTTGCGACTATTGCGGCAGAAAACATTTCGTTAAAGAAGGTAATTGGGTAATCACGTCAAGCAATAAAGTGCTATGCGATTACAGCAGGGATGATGATTGCTTTCACAAAAACAAGAGGGATGCAAATGAGCGCAGAAGACTTCAAGAAACAACTGCAAGAACTAAATGAATCAGTAATAAATTTCCATAAATATGAAGAGAAAAAAAGAGGTGGCCATGCAGCCAGATGGGTAGGTATATCCAACAAGGTAAGGAGCGAAAATGCCAGAAATATAAGCGGCTGGAAAAAGTATGGATGGATGTGATGGTAATAAGAAACGGTATTCCTATTATGTTTAAAGACAC